TCGAGGATGATTTTCGGCTCGTTCATGAACGACGCTTTCATGGTGGGTTGGGGTTGGGTTATGCGCCGTTCGACCACATCAAGGTCGCGGTGACGCCGGTTACGGTGATGGTGGTATTTGCGTCCGTGATGACGCATTGCAGGACTGGCACGGTCTCGCCGTTCGCCTCTGCGGCGTACGCCTTGCTCACTTGGCAGGTTTGCGAGGTGGCGTTGGCGAGCGAGCAGCCGTCAGGATTGGACGTGAATGACCACAGGTAGGTGATCGGGGCGACGCCACCTGTTACCGTCACGCTCGGGTCTGCGGTCGCAGTCCCGCCCGCGCCCGCCGAACTGTACGAGCCGGTATCTGGCACGCCAACCGCACTCATGGCCGACTTGCCGTGCAGGTTCGACATGCCAATCGCGCCCGATGCGACGCCGGCCATGTTGCGCACGGCAGTCTCGCCAAGGCTGGTAGTCGCAGTCGCAGCGCGGCCAAGCTCGACCGATACCTGCGACAGCGAGATAGTGCCGGATGCGGGGAGCGTCACAGCATGTCCACCATGTTCGAGAGCGTCCAGCCGTCGATGCCGTTGACCTTGATGTGCGAGTACGCCTCGGACACCGGATCGTAGCCATCTGCGTGCGCGAAGGTGAACGCGAAATTCAGCTCCGTTGCGCCGAAATTGGCGTCGCGGTCGGCCTTGCTCGGGTACACCTGGCCGCGTGCCGTCCACATCACGGCATCTTCCACGCCGGCGCGGAACGTCTGCGTCGTGGAGCCGTCCTCGTTGGTCACGGTGTCGGTGATCGTGACGGGCCGCAGGTACTTTTGCATCTGCGTGGAGGTCACGATCAGGTAGCCATTGGTGATGGCGAAACCGCCCTTGGTTGCGTCGAGTTGGATTGCCATGTTCAGCCTTTCATTTGAGTTTCGAGCGCCTTGATACGGGCGTCCATTTCGCGGGTGACTTCGATCAGTGCGGCAAGGGCAAGCTGGCCGTATGCCACCGAGAGGAAGCCTTGTTCGTCGGTCACGACTGCTTCGGGGAAGCCGGCCTTGACTACTTCTTGCGCGCCGACGCCGATCTTGCGTTCGCCAGTACGCTCATCGAGGTAGCGGAAGCCGCGCATCTGCATGACGCGCTCGGTCGCGTCTTTGAGCAGGACAATCTCGGTCTTGAAGCGCATGTCCGAGTACGCCGTCACGTTGCCGAGCGCCGTGAAATTGCCCGAGCTGTCGGAAGTCCAGCGGTAGGTGTCGAGGCCTTGCGACCAGCCGCCAAGCCCGAACGTGTTGGAGGTGTTGAGGCCGAGCTTGATGCCGTACAAGCCGGCGCGTTCAAACTGCACAATGGCCGAGTACGACGCGCCGCCAGTCGAACGGGAGTTCAGCGCATCGCTTTGCGTGGTGCCGAAGTCCGCAGTTTCCGACAGCACCGTGCCGCCAGCTTGGTTGACGGGGACATAGCCCAGCGCATCCTCTTTGCCGGACGTGAGATCGTCGAGTTTCTGCGCGACGGTCTGCGTGCCGTGGGTTACGTGCGTGGCGCCGGTCGAAGCTTCGAGGTCGGAGCGCAGCACATCGGCTGCCTGCTCGGGGTCGCTGTAGTTGTCCACCGAGTAGATCAGGACGCCATCGGCATCCTTGACCTCGACGTAATACGAGCCATCCCAGAAGATCGCAGCCTCGCCGCGCGCGTCCAGCACGACAGGATTCGCGTTCTCCACCGTCGCGGCGGCGGTGGTGTAGGTCGCTTTCGGCGTGGTGGTGCCAGCGGCGTAGGTGTAGATTTTGCCGCCAGCGAGCAAAGCCCCCGCGTCGTTGAAATACTGCTGCCGGCCATTCGGCATTGGACTAGCCATTTTCTCGCTCCATTCAGTAGCCGATTGCTTCCCAATCGAAGGATTTGATTGCGTTGGTGGTACCCGCGCCCGAGCAGAAAACGGTGGTGCCGGTAGTGCCTGGCGCTGCGTGCGAGAACACGATCCCGCTTGGGGCCGCGGTGATGCCCTCGCATTTCATCGACACGCAGCGGGTCGGGAACTCGTAGGGGAACGTGATCGCCACAGCGCCATTCGCGCCGGTCGTGGCGGTTCCCCACTGGCGAATCAGGCCGCCCGGGAAAAGCTGGTAGCCGGTCGGCTCAAGCAGTTGCGCGTCGCGGAAGTCGCTCACTTGCAGCAGATCGGACGCCATGCCGCCGACGCCCTCGAAAAGCTGCTGGAAGAAGTACGTCCAGTTGCGGGTAAAGAAGCCGCGCGCATCGACAGCCGGCTCACGCGACGGTGGCTGCGTAACGCTCATCCGAGCCTCATTTGCACGGTGGCGCCGAGAATGGCAACCCGTACCGGATCGGTGATGGTCAGGCGAAAGACGCGGCTACGGGAGCGGCCAAGGCGACGCCAGATCACGCGGGCGCTGTGCTGGCCGGCCTTGCCGATGGATGCAGCGTGCTTGTTGCTCCATACCCTCGCGCTGTCCGACCATTCCAGCAGCGCCTGGGGATTGCTGCCCTGCCCCGATTGCAGGCCGACGCCGGATTCCATCAGCAGTTCCAGCGAGTCGAACGTCATCCAGCGGTTGTCCGGATTGGCGATGTAGCCGCTGGTGCGGATGCGCGGAAGAATGTCGCCGTTGTCCGTGTAGCAGTCCATATCAAGCGCGTACAGCTTGCCGTTGTCCCAATCGCCCACCACATGCTGCCCGTAGGCCGACACATGCCATTGCGTGCGGTGGCGATTCAGCGAGCCATCGAGCGGGTTGCGCCACAGCCGTTCGTGCCACTGGTTCGTCGCCGCGTCGTAGCACCAGGTTGCGTTCGCGCTCGGGAAGGTCAGCACGTAGAAGCTATGGCCTTCCTGCTCGTAGGAGTAGGCCACGGCGTCCGATACGTCCGCGTATTGCGAAATGGCGTAGTCGATCGCCTCGGTCGAGACTCGCGCCGGCTGGTAGCCCTGAGCGCGATAGACGGCAAGGGATCCCGAATCGTCGGAGCCGAGCCACACCAGCGAGTTATCGAGGCGGGCCACGGAGAACGGAGCGGCGCAGCCAACCTGCATGGAAGTCGCGGTGCGGGAGAATGGGAAGTCCGCGCCGCCGCTGTTCACCCATACTTCGACCGCGTTGCGCTTGAAGAACCACAGCTCGCGGTGGTCAACGATGTGCCGGATGATCGGGGACGGCGTACCCTCGGCGCTGGCGAAGTCGAGCGGGTCGAAAGTCAGGCTGTACGGGCGGGAAATGTAGAATTGATTGGTGTCGGGCCGGTTCAGGATGAAATAGCCGTCGAGGTATTCCACGGCGTCTGCACCATAGAATCCGTCCGAGGTGATCTGCGCTACCGCATTGGTCGCCAAGGTCAGGCTGTAGCCATACCTGCCATCTGCGATAATGGCGTGCGTGCCGTTGTCGGCAATGGACACCACGCCGGTATCGGTCAGGAGCGTGCCGCACAGCGTCGCCGTCCAGTCGCTCGCCACGCGGTACACCGAAGCGCCACGAACCACGATCAGATTGCCCGACGATGGACGATGTGCGCCACGGCAGCCACCGGAGCCGGGAAGCGTCGCCAGCAAGCGAAGCCCTGGAGTGCCGTAGAGCGCAGTCACGGTCTTGCCGCCGCCCGACTGATCGACCACGGGAAACAAGTTGACCGTGCGCTGCGCGTCAAGGCTCGGGCTGCGCGCTTGGTACGCGGGGCCGACGAATGGAATTTGCATTGGCGTATAATGAAAAAGCCTCCGCGTGGGAGGCTAAAGGGCTGACTATGGAAATGTGGCTGCTTGCTGTCCTGACGAAAGCCTTTTTCGCCTTCGTCATCTTCTTCTTCGTCTATCTAATCGCAGGGGCGATCTGGCGCTACATGCCAGACTGCCGCCTTAAGCGCATCCTATTTGCCCCGCTCCCCGGACACCGCCGCCGCTGACGACGACGCCCGCCCTGCGTTGGTCAGCAGGTTGGTCAGCGCGTTATTCGGCAGGCGCGGGCCTTGGCGTTGAGCCGCTTGCAAAGCCGCCCTTGCCACAGCCGGATCAAGCAGCGCATCAGCAAGGGCCATTTGAATCCTTGGCTCCGCCACCCCGCCATAGACAAGGTTGAACGGCTTGCCAATCACGGTATTGGCGATCGCGCTTTCGGCCCACGATTCCGGTAGCCCGGTCGGCCCGACGAGTTGGCGCAGAATGTTCTGCGATGCCATGCGCTGCGCGGTAGCCGATCCCGGTCCATTTCCAGCCGATGCTACAGCCGCCGCACGGTCGGTCTCGCCGGCCACGGCGCGCAGCAGGGCAAGCTGGTTCGGCTCGAATACCTGGTCGAGCGATGACAACTCCTTGCGGCCAGTCGCGGACTTGATAAGCCCCGCTTCGTCCTGCAACATGCGCAGCAGGGCATTGGCTTGCATCCTTGGATTACCAGCGAGGTCGGACGTTGCCGACGTGGCGCGGCGCGTGATTTCCTCGCCAACGTCCATGCCGTTGAGGGGCTTGGATGCTGCTGCGTAGGACTGGCGCGCCGCCTTGAAGTCGGGATTCGCCTGCTCCATCCAGCCAACCAGCTTAGAGCGCAGATCGCGGATCGTGTTGCCAGCCGCACCAGTGAATCCCGAAGCCGGATCGGATAGCATTTCGTCCAGCGCCATTTTCAGGTCTTGCAGGCCTTGGCCGGTGATCTGCTCCGGGGTTCGCTTCGGCACACCTTCACCCGCCGCCGCGCCGCGCGCATTGATGGTGCGGGTAACAGAGCCGGATGACGACGGGCCTACGGTTTTAGCAGCCCCCTCGCCAGCGTGCGAGCGATTGGCGATGATAGTCCTGCTCGTCTCGCCGGAGCGCCCAGGCGTTGCAGCTTTAGCCGCGCCCTCGCCAGCCCTCTTTGCTGCTGATTTGGGGCTGCCCCACAATACGGAAGTCGTGCGGCTGACTGGCGCAGCCTCGGCGGCTTCCTTGCCCCATGTGACCGTGCTAGTCCGCATAGCCGACTCTGGCGCCACATCGAAGGCAAATGGCCTGCCTTGGTTCTGCGCCAGATTCTTCGCCCTCGTTGCCGCCGTCTTGACTGCTGGACGGCTCAAAAGATCGGCCAATTCCGCATCAATCGTGTAATTCGCGCTCGTCGCCTGCTGGTACAGGTCGCGGGTTGCCGCCTCCCTTGTCGATTCCGCTGCCGCGCGTTTGCCCGAATCCCCCGCCAGCGACGCCAGCGAGTTGACCCGCGCCGCATTGTTCTCCGACAGGCGCGAGGCAATGCGGTTGGCAATCTGCGGATCGACTGAGCGCAGCGTATCTTGCAGGCGTGCGATGCCAGCGTCGCCGGTTTCCTCGGCCAGCGTCGGAGCTGCGCCGGTTGCGGAGCGCCCGCCCTGAGCCGCAGCTACGCGGGTGGGATCGTCCGCGAACCGCTGGATCATGCGCCCGGCGATCTGCTGGCGCCCGCCCTGCGTGAACGGAGCGATCAGCGCGCGACCGCCCGAAGCAGCAGCCAAAGCGCCACGACCAGCGAGGATTGCAGCAGGGCCGGCAGCGCCGCCGATCAGGGTGTTGCTTACCCGCTCGCCAGTGTTGACGGTCGGCTGAATGAACCCCTGCGCGCCACCAAGCAGGGCAGCACCAGGCACAGTCGCGGCGCCAGGAATCAGCATCGACGGCAGAGCGATACCGACGTGGCCGCCGACGTTGCCCACCTTGCCAGCGGTCGTCTTCATTAGCGCAGCATCACGGGCGCGAGAGTCGGCCACGTCCTCATTCGACACGGCGCCGACAAGCTGGCCCACGCCCCTGCCGGTGTCAACGAAGGCCTTGCCAGCGCCGGCCAGCATCAGTTCGCCAGTGGACATATCCTCGGTCGGGTCGGTTACTTTGGAGTACTCCTCCATGAGCCGGCCCTTGTATGCCTCGGCTACCTTTTTGTAATCGTCAGTGCCGCGCTTGTCCTGATTGGCGCGAATCCAGCGTGCGTATTCTCCCGCGCTAGCCATTATTTGCCCCCTAGAATTGCGTCCGCGTCTGCGTAAATATCACGCCCTTTGCCGCCCTTCGCGCTGGCGCCCTGCCCCAAGTCCTGCACGATGTTCTCGGGCCGCAAGCCGTACCGCTTGGCCCTGCTGCTGTAGTCGGCGTCGATGGCCAGTTGCCCGTCCTGCGCGGCTTGGTAAATCTGCGCCGTGATCGCCTTGAAGTCTGCCGCCTGCTGCTTGGTCAGCACCTTGCCGCGTTTCAGCACCTCGAAGTAATTGCTGGCGCGATCCAGAACGCCCGATGCTTGCAGGGCCATGCCAAGCTCGGATTCGCGCACCACGGAACCCGGATCGAGCAGCTTCATAAACTTGGTCGCCGCTGCGAGGGTCGCGGCTGGCGATTCGGTCGCCTTGTCGAGCGTGCCGCTGATCTGGCGGTAGGCGTCGGACACTTCCTTGAAGCTCTTGGACTGCGTGCGGTAGTCGTCGGACAGCTTCATTTCGGTATCGCGGTCACGCTGCACGGTCGCCGCGTCGCGGGTGGCCGATGCGACTTCCCGGGTAGCCGCTGCATTGTCGCGCGTGGTCTGCTCGGTGGCGACATTGTGGCGCTTGGTCTCGCCAAACTTCTGCACGTCCAGGTGGAATTCCTTCGCCTTCCATGCCTGTTCGAGTTGCTGCGCTGCCGTCAATACCTGCTGGCGCGACTGCTCAACATAGGCCGGATCGTACTGCGGCGGGATGCTCGACACATCGACGCCGGCCCGTTGCAGCGCCATGACACCCTGATCGTAGGATGCCTGATCGCGTGCCGAGCCGATAACCTGCCCCATCAGCCCGATCTGCTTGAACGCGACCTCAAACTGCTCTTTCTCGGCTTCGCGCTGCGCCTTCTGTGCCTTGAACTGCGTTTCGTCCTGCTCTGCAAACCCCTTTTGCATGGCGGGGATACGTGCGCCCATGCCAGCCTGCGCCGCGCCGGTCGTGAGCTTGGCGCGATTGATCGTGCCGTCAGGGTTGACCGCGCCTCTGTACAGGTCGGCCATCGTGCGATCCTGCTGCTGCGCGGCTTCGCGGTCGGCAAATGCGAGTTCGGCCAGCTTGTTCTGCCGGCGCGAGGCTTTCAGGTTCTCGGCTTGGCCTGCCATACCCAGCAAATCGGGCATTTGCACATGTTGGGAGGCAAGGATGATTCGCGGGTCGATAGCCATGTTAGCCACCCATCCCTTTGAGCATCTGGTTCTGCACGTACATGCCAGTCAGGTTCGAGATCCCATTGTTGATCGCGTTGCCGGTGTTGACGTAGGCCGATGCCCGCGCGTTACCCGCGCCCATGATGTTGCTGCCCACGTTGTTCGCGTAGTTCATGCCGAGCTGCGACAGGCTGTTTTGCGTGTTCTGGCCTGCTTGGCCGACAGTGTTCGTGGCGCTCTGCCCGACACCGGCCAGCGATGCCAGGCGGTTGAACTTCGTGCCGCGATCATTGTTGAAGCGCCCGTAAGCGTTGCCGTACTCCTGCGACGCGGAATCCTGATTGAAGCGCATCGACGCCTTGAGCGCAGCGCCGGACAGCAGGCCACCACGCGCTGCCAGCGAGTTATCCAGCCCGCGCTGACCTTCCGACAGGCGGAACTGGTAGCCCGGATCGGCTTGGAAGTCGCCCGCGCCGAAGGACTGCATGAACTCGCCGCCCTGCCCCATGCCGAACATGATCTGCGCCAGCGAGTTGCGGCCGGCAGTCATCCACGGCTCTTGATCCTTGCGCGTCTGGTCGTACTGCTTGAGCTGGTCGGCGCGCGACAGGTCGAACTGGCGGCGCTGCTCGGCGGTTGCGCGATTGGCGGCATCCTCCTGCGCGCCTGCCGCTTTCCTGCCGGCGTAAGCGGTCGCAGCGCCGCCGACCAATACTGCTGCTGCTAATGGCATGGCCACTCCTTTTCTGTGATGCCTAACATGATCTGGTCGAGCAGGGCGCCGTCTTTCAGGAAGCTGGCGCGGTTCACGCCTTCTTGCGTCATGCCAGCCGCCTTCGCAAACCGCAGCGCCAGCCGGTTGTATGCTGGGACATGCGTGATGACCTTCCGCGCGCCGACCGTGCCGAACGCATACGCCAGCAGCAGTTGTGCCGCTTGCGACGCTGGCCGGCCCCATACGCGAGGCAGTAGGCAGGTATGAACCTCCCAGCAGATCGCGTTATGCTGGTGCAGCAGGAACACGCCGGCTTCGCCCAGGTCATCGCTCGCCAGCATCCAATACAGCGCGTCGTTGTCCTGCGGGTCGGGCTCGTCGCAACCGTCGTCGCTGATATGCGGCCAAATAGCCGGATGCCCGAGAATCGACGCGACAAGCGCCATGTCTCGAGTACGGGTGAGGCGCATCAGTCAGCTACCGAGAACTCGATAGGCTCGTTTGGCACGGCATTTTTCAGCGCGTTATTCAGCTTGTCAGCCCATCGCGTCGCAATCTCCATGCGGTCCGACTGCGGCACGCCGTACTTCATCGCCAGTTCGTTTGCCACGCCGTAGCCGAGCGCGTTATGCAGCGTTTGCAGCACATCGACCGTTGCCGATGCGTCCTCGACGATGCGCTGGTACTGCACGTAAGCCACAGGGTCAACCGTGGGCGACGGGTAGAAATACAGCGTGCTATCCGGCGACACATAGAAGTGCGTCGGCTCGCCCGTTGCGGTGAAGCGGTCGGGCATGGCGATCCATGTGGCGTGCGGAATCTGCGTCAGTCCCACGCGCTGGCCCTCGACCGTCTTGCACACCACGGGGAAGCCGTAGTAATCGGCAGGCAGCGCGACAGACTGCCCTTCCCACAGCAGCGCGGTTTCGCCCGACAGCTTCGGCCACACGTAGCCGTGCAGCGGCAGTTCTTTCAGCACCGCATTGAGCGCACGCAGCGCCGTTTGCAGGTCTGCCGCGCTCATGGTTTCGCCCGATGCGAGCGCGCCCATGTGTTCCAGAGCGTCGGCGCAAATCTCCTGCGCGGTCAGGCTCCAGTCGGTCGGAGCGTCTAGGGTTACAGTGATCGCCATCTATCGGGCCGTGGGGGAGTGGGTGGTGGGCATGGTTAGATGGCGCGTCGCCCGATAACCGTCAGTGTTCCGGTGTGCGCCGTGGTGCCGCTTAGGTTCTTCACCATGACCTGGACGGCGGCAGCGGTGGTTGCCACCACATGCGTGACAGAAAGCGCAAGGCTGGACGTACCCTCAGACACATAGATGGCCTCAAGGTCGATACTCGCGTCCTCGAACGCGGCCGGCCAGTTGACCGTAATTACGGCTTGCGCATTGGCGGCGATAGAACCCGTCGTTCCGCTTGCCACTTGCCGCACTTGTGCGTCCACGGCGGATACGCTGGCGCGCACAATGCTTACGTTCTTAACGGTGTTGCCGTAAGCGGTGTGCTTACCAAGCTGGCAGCCGTCCACGCCCTGCACCAGCAGCCCGTATTGCTGCGTCGGCGTGCCTTGATCGTCGTAGCCGACCGGCGCGGCAATGCTGATGTTTTTGCATCGGTAGCTTGCGACTCCGGTCGTTATGTTGATGCCCGCAGCAGCGTTATTCCTGCCAACGACAGTCCCGCCCGTTACGTTCTCGGCGCCAGCCAGTAGTACGCCGTTTTGGCTGTTACTCTCCCCAGCGACGTTGTTGAGTTCGATGCGCCCACAAAATCCGTTCAGCCTCTGTGCGTAAATGCCATTGCGCCCACGCTTGCCGCGCACGTTCGTCATCTGGATATCGTAGCTATCTCGAATGGATACCGCGTCCCACGTGCTGTTCTGCACGTCCGCAATCACATCCGACATGGCAATTTGATGCGCGCCATCGTTTAGCACGACGCCACCGTGCGAAGTCGCGCCGATGCGCACGCTCTTGATGGTGATGCGCTCAAAGAAGCCCGTCATGTTGTTGCCGTCCACGATCAGCACTTGCGTCGCGCAGTCCGCGCCTTTGAACGAACGAATTTCAACATCGCGGTTGTAGCCGCCAGCAGACGATACGACCGCGAATCCCTTGCCCGGCGAGCTGATGATTTCAGGGGCATCAAACAGGCAGCTAGTCGCGTCCACGACAAGAACGGCAGCGTTATCCGCCCCGAAGGTCGCGGCGTTCTGGATGGCGCGGTTGCCGTCCACACGCAGCCCTTTTACGCGCTGGTTAACTGGCGACTGGAGCAAAATGAAGTCGTCCGCCGCTTGCGTGTCGTGAAGTTTCAGCACCGCGCCGCGTGCGAACGTCCACGCAGTATTGTCGGCATCCAGCCGGACTTGCGGCGGCAGCACATATGTTCCGGCCCCGACAAGCACGGATGCCTCGGCAGTCTCGGCAGCGACGCGCAGCGATTCCAGATTGGCCGCCGTAGTGGCGGGGCTTGATGCCCCTGCTTCGATCGGCAGAACATCGAACCACGCCGCGTTCCATACAGCGGCATCGCGCCGCTTCCACCGCTTCCCATTGCTCGCCACGATGACCGTACCACCGTTGTCCGCGCTGGTCGTATCCGCATCATCGCGCACGAACATGCCGGCAATGCCGGACGGCTCACCGGCGGCGAGATAGCCGGTCACATACACCGACTTACGCGCACCCGCATAGGCGCGCAGGGCGGTGTAGTCGGCCATTTGCAGCGCATCCAGCACGCCAGCTACGGTGTCGGTGCCATGTCCCATCAGCGTAGAGCCGGTGGATGCGGCGAGGTCGCCGGCTTGGACTGCGCCATTGGCATCGGCTTGCGCTGCGGCTGCTGCGGCCTGTGCCGTTGCAATCGCACTCGCCTGATCTTCCAGCAGCACGTCGTTGAGCTGAAAGATTTTTACGCCAGCCAGCCAGCCGGCGACCCTGTAGCGCCCATCCTCTGCGTAGAACTCGAAAAAGCCGTTCTCGTCAGTGGCGAGCGATTCCAACACCGTCACGCCATTGTCGGAGTAGATGGTCGCGCCGGCGCCGTCGGACTTCTTCGTGACGACAATCGACGCGCCGACTACTGGCCGGCCCTTGTCGCTGAGAACGGTGTCGAAATAGGGTTGCATTACACAGGCTCGGCGGTGTAGTTGTAGCGCGGGACTTTGACCGGATGCATCTTGCCGTCCTCGCCCTTGACCATCGTGTCGATGACCGAGCCTTTCAGCACGGACAGGACGTGTTCGTCGATCTCGACTTCCTTGTCGCGCTGGATGACGGTCAGCTTGAAGTTGTGGCCGATGACCACATCGCCTTTGTCGCCACCCTCGCCTTCGGAGTGGATCGTGATCTTGTAGCGTTTCAGCGGCGCAGCTTCGGCGCCAGCTTCGGTATTCAGGGTGCGTGCCATGTGTGGCTCTCCAATGAAAAAGCCCCAGCGGTTAGGCCGGGGCTTCGGGTTTATGACGATTACAGCGAAGCGGCACTTTCCAAACGAATTTGCCATGCCTCGTTCAAGATTTTCGTGGTGGTCATCGCCTTCCAACCCACGGACGAACGCTGATCCAGCGGGTCAGCCGAGCCAGCCGAGCCAAGCGGCTTGACGATGGTCTGCATCGCCTCGCCCGACAGCGGGCAAACGCCGTAGGAGTCAGCCGCGAAGATCATCGTGCAGTACACGTCGAAGTTCGCGCCGTTGTTCTTGAACACGGTCGTACCAGCCGCGCCAGCGCCGGCCAGAACCTTTGCGTTCGTGGACGACACGAAGCGAATGTTCTTGTACGCGCCGATTTCATCTTCCATCACGCCCATCTGCGACGGGTAGTCCGAGACTGGCTTGAAGCCGGTCAGCGACTCGATGTCGAACTCGACGTCAGGGTGAACGATGGCGACGTATGCCTTGCGGATCGCACCAGTGCCAACGCCGGTCGAAGGCGGGATGCCTTCTTTCATGAACTTGGCGTTTTGGTTCTTGAGGAAGCGGATCGCCTTGTCGAAGTCGGCGGTGGTCAGCTTGGTGTTGACCGTTGCGCGCGACGCCACGCCGTTTGCGTAGGCCACGTTGGTGCCAGCCACCAGCACATCGCGGCGAATCTGGTCGATGGTCAGGCCGGCCTGGTCGCCCAGCACTTCGGTTGCTTCGGTGATGACAGGGTCTTGGTTGACCATGTCAACGACGTCAGACAGGGTGATGAAGTCACCGTACTGCGCGAGCGTGGCGGTGATATCAGTTACCGCGAGCTGCGAGCCGGTCGGGGTTACACCCTCGGTCAGCGGGGTCGATGCTGCCGACAGCGCGTTGTAGCGACGGAACTTGATCTGGTTGCCGGACTTCTTGGCGATCGGGCGTTTCTGGCCGAAGCGGCCATGCACTTCTGCGGGTTTCGCGCGTTCGAGCAGGTTGCGGTCGTAGAACGCTTGGGTGCCCGGTGCGACTTGGGAGGTGGTGGTAGTTGCCATGTGATGCTCCTTGGATTAGTAGCCTTTGACGCGCCTCACCTCGGCGGCGAAGTCAGCGTCACTCATGTTTTGGATGCGGCGCACTTCCTCCAACTGCTTGTCGGCTGGCTGTGTCACCACAGGGCCTGCGCTGGCACTCGGTACGCTCATCGCGCTCTTTTGTTGCAGCTTTGCGGCTTCGGCAGCGAATCGCTTACCGATCTGCCGCTCGGCGTGAGCCAATTTCTCGGCCGTGATTTCTGCGATGGCTACGATGGGGTCTGACCAATCAGCTTCGCCCTTGCGCGCGAGGATCGCGTTCACCAGCTCAGGATCGGCGTCAGCGTTGAAGATGCCCGGATGCGCCCGTTCGATGGTCGCCATCCATGACTCTCTCGCCTCGTCCGCCTGAATCATTGGCGTCGGGTCGCTGACAACATGGCGAATCGCCGCCTCCAATTCCGGCTGCTGCGCCAGAATCTCGGGCTTGGTCGCTTCGCGCTGTGCCAGTGCCTGTTCGCGCTGGATGCGGGCCAGTTCCTGCGCCTTCTTGGTTCCCCATGCTTGGGTATCCTTAAGGGCTTTCTCAGCCTTTTCCAGTCGTGCGCGCAGTTCCTCGGCGGTTTCTGCCTTCGGTTCCGCATCGGGTTGCTTTGCCGGCTCGAGCGCTTCCGCCACAGGCGCGGCTGCTGCCGGCGCTGCGGGTTGGGCTTCCGGTGCGGTAGTGGCTACGGTCTCACCGTTTGCCGCCGCTTCCAGCTTGGCTGCTGCTTCGTCGTACTCCCTCTGATAGTCGTCGCTCATGTTCTCGTTTCCTCAAGGGCCGGCGTGCCGGTAGTCCTCACATCAAAGTGCAGCGTCCGATTGCTCGGATAGTGCTGCGGTTAAGCTCTCGCGCTCTTGGTTGAGCGTTTCGGGCAGATTCAAAAGGTCAGCGAGCGCCTTGATGCGCCCGCGTGTCTGTTCGTCGTTCTCGGCCACCAGGCGCTGCGTGTGACGCTCAATCCGCGCGCCAATCTCGGCGGTCAGGTGCGGCCATGCGGCTTGCAGCGTGCCGAGCGTCAGGCTAATGCGGCTGATCCGAGCCTCGATGTCCTCGCGGTTAATCACGGCCGCTCAGGCGTAAAAAACCCCGCATCGGCGGGCTGTTCGGGTTGCGTCATCAGGTCTGGCGGCATTTCATCGGGCATCGGCTCGGCTGGCGTCGCGTCTATCGGCTGCTCAGGTGCCATTTCTGGCACTTCCAGCTCCTGCGGCGTGATGTCGGGCGCGCTCGCCACGTCAATGCCAAATTCCTGCGCGATGATCTGCGCCACTTGTGCCGGCATCACGTCGAGCAGCACCTTGAGGCGCTCAGTCTCCAACTGATACCGCTTCATGAGCTGCTCGGCGCTCTTGGCCTCAAGCTCGCCACTGACGCGGTTGAATTCCTCGCCCAGCCCCTGCAATTGCTGCTGCATTTCGGCCATCTGCTGCTGCACTTGCGGCGGGATTTTGGCATCGTCCTTCGCCACCGGACTTTCGCCGCCAATCTCCATCGAGTTCCACACCTGTTCCAGCAGTTCGCGCGCGTCGATCAGTTGCGCGGTCATCGGGTTCCCCATCGAGAACTCAGCGAAGGCGCGGATTTTGTTGACCAGCACCTCTTTCGCCATGAACGACGACGTGCCGGTCGCCTTCCACTCCATAAACGACGCCTTGCCGAACTCCTTGATCTGCTGCCACGTCGCGGCCTTCTCTTTGCCGTGGATTTTCTCGACGGTCTCGGCGTCCAGGTACTTGAGGTTCCACTCGATCAGGCTTTCGATGATCGGCTCGATCCACTTGGCGTCGATGTGCTGGATCACTTCCTTGATCGGCAGGGCCGACGCCGACATAATCATGCTGATGCCGGTCGCGGTCTTGTTCAGGTTGCGCGCATCGTCGCCTTGCCCATACTTGGTGATGGCGGTGTCGTCGTCGCTGAACTGCTCGGACATCGAAATGAGGTTCATCCAGCCGTCCGAAACATCAGGCATGGCGTGGACAATAATGGCCTCTCGCTTCTCGTCCGCCGACAGGCCCGGCATGAACTCGAACACCCTGCCCGGCGACAGTTTGAAACTCTCGGTCGGCATGAACTTGTGGCGATCAACGCTGATCGGCGGCAGGAGCGCAATGCCCTTGCCCTCGTTCATCAGCCGGAAAGCGGCGTTAATGTTCTTCTGGTTCGGCGCGTTGTTCTCCGCGACGCCCACGCCCCAAATTTCCTGATCCGCTGCCTCATACGGGCATGGCAGGACGGGATTTTTCGTCCACGGCGATTTGTCCACCTTGACCACGACGCCGCCAGCCACGACAACAACCGCGTCGATCTGCTCCACGGTCTCCGCTGCCGCCTCGTCTGCCGACAGCATCCGTTTCGGAATCTTGCCGAAGTAGCGCGCCACCTTGATCCGACCCTTGTCGTGCCAGTAGTCGGACTTCGTGCCGCGCATCTGACGGGCGCGCTCGGAGCCTTCTACCTTGTCGCTCTCGATGCACAGCAGGGCCGCGTCGATGTTCTTGTAGCTCTTGTCACCCTTCCACGACAGCACCTTGTGCGGCGCTTCCATCGTCACCCAGAAGAAGCCCGTCGCGTCGTCGCGGCTGCGGCAATCAGGGTCGGGGATCACGTCGAGCGTGTTGCCAAGCTCGAAGTACGGGAAGTCGAACTCGTACTTCTGTTCGCGGATGACCAGCGAGCCGCCCACGTTCTCCGGATACGTCTCGGTCAACGCCTCACGCCGCACGAACGGGCCGAAGATAAAGCCGGTGCCGTAGGTCGCCAGCGTATTGACGCCAGCAGAGAGCATGTCGCGGAACTTCATGCGCTCAAGCTGCTCGGTCAGAATGTCCTCGACCACATCGGCAAACGGGGCCAACTGCTCGTTGGTCGGATTCGTGTCGAACGGCAGCTCGCCATTGCCGAACAGGGAATCATTGATCTTCGCGCGGGCCGAACGCACCTTGTTGCGCGTCGATCCCATGAACAGGCCCTTAGCCTTCTTCGACTTCGCGTGGCCGGTGCCGGACGTGTCGCCATCGCGCGGGATGCGCATCACGTCCATGTAGCAGTCCAGCAGCTTCTGCTCCTGCGGATCGCGCGCACGCTTCCAATCGACCAAGCGAGCTTCCAGCAGGATAGCCAGCGGGTCTTGCAGTGCGCTATTGGTGTCGTCCATTGTTCTCAGAAGTGGAAGCCGTCGTTGTCCGGCTCGTGTTGTGCGATTGGCCGCAGATTGCCGTAATCCTCGTTGCTCATATCCTCGGCGTTGACCGCGATATAGCGCAGGTTGTCCGCGCCGTGGCTCCACTCGTCATGCAGCGGCGCGCCCGGCTCGTTGGTCTGCTGGTTGATGCTGCGGCGATACCGCTTCGCGCATTGCACGATGCGAGTCGCCTTGTCCTTGTCGAAATACAGCCTCGGGAACGTCAGGCGGGTTAGCCTGATCCCGTCCTCGATGCTCATGTTCGGCGTGATCTTCACCGACCAGCCGAGCGCCTTCATGATGTCCTCGGCGCTCTTGCCGCTCTTGTAGTCCTTGTGGCGGCCGTCGTGCGGCAGGTACACATGGCCCCAATTGAGCTTCTTGGCCTTCAACAGCGACGAGTAATGCTCAAGCGTCTTGTGCGAGTCCTCGATGTTCTCGATGACCGCCAGAGCCGACGCGCTGCGCTGCACCAGGCTGATCGACATCGCGTCGTTCCAGCCAAGGTCGAAGATGACGTGAACCTTTTTCAGCGGGTCATACGGCACATTGCAGACTCGCCCCTCAGACTCGGCTTTTGCCACCTCGTCGTAGTAGATCGCGCCGGCCACGGCGGGCTTGCACTTACCTTCCCAAATGTTCGCGTATTCGTGCTTCTCCATGGTCTGCTGCGCGTGCCGGCGCTCGTCGTCCAGCACATCGGGGAACCATGGGTTGTCGCTGTAGTTCATCTGCACCACGACACAATCGGGCGGCGTGTTGACCACAAAGCGTTGGTGCGTCTCGTCCGTCTCCAGCTCAGGGTTGTACGTCACCCAAATCTCGGAGCCGGGCTTCCTGATCGTCGGCACAAGAACGTCCCACGACCGCTTGCGCACCGCTTGGCCTTCTTCGATCCAGACGCGATCCACGCCCTCATAGGACTTGATCGACTGGATCGTGTGCGACGCCAAGCCAGCAAACGAGAACTCGCTGCCGTTCCTGCCGCGTATCGCTGTCTCCAGCACCTCGTAGAAGTCGCCAAGCCCAAGTGCCTGAATCTGGTCGCTCAGCAGCTTGTGGACAGAATCCTTGATCGACTTCTGCACCTCGCGGGTGCACAGCACGCGCAATGGTTGGGATGCCGCCTGAATCAACAGCGCCCTAGCGAATCCCCATGACTTGCCAGAGCCTCGACCGCCATACGCCACTTTGTAGCGCGCTGGCCGGAACAGGAAGCCGAGCTTGTCGGGGAACTCGGCGTTAATCTCCATTGGCTGATACCAGCTTCACGGTGATGTTGCTAATCAGGTGCTCGCCGTTCTCGCCCGGCCCCTTGAGGTCAACGCTCGACAGCTTGGCGTGGACATACGGAGCCGCCATGTTCGCCGCAGCCAGCCGGCGCTGCTCGTCCTGACCAACATCGCGCATCACCGACAGCATGTAGTCGAGCGGAGTCAGGCCGGATTCCTCGACGGCCTTCTGCACTTCGGCGGTACGCTTGTTCGGGACACCGGGCTTTCGACCAGCACCAGGGCGTTTGCCGCCTTTGATTTTGGTTGATTGTTTTTCAAGCGCCACGGTGTAATCAGACGGATTGGTCTGCCTTAAATAAAAACGCCCCGCATGAGCGAGGCAAAGCCGCATAGCAGCCGGAGAAGCGGGTAAAAAAACGCCCGCACGAAGCGGGCTAAGTCCTACTAGGGATGACACGGAGAAACTGGTTGTGGTGGCGCGGTTCGTCATCCGCTTTGGCGACACAGCACACGCTGACGAGGCAAACTGCGTCTAGTGCTCACCACACGGCTGACGACTGGTTGCGCTCCACCGCGAAGCCGCAGCCGTCCAACCGTCATGCGTGTGGTGACTGGTTAGGCCAGTCAAGCCTTACGCCTAGCCGCTGGACGGCGGTTACATAGCTCTAGCAGGCGTGTGTTGCGATGGTCTTGCCGGACTCGTTCATCACGTAAGCGTTGCCGCTCAGGTCGTGCGTTTCGATGCCACCGTCCGGCGCGTGTATCTCAAGCTGGTAGCGGCAGGGGCGCGGGCCTACTTCTTGCGCTCCGCTCTCCCACACCAAGCTTTCTTGGTTCCTCACGAATTGCATCACCTCGTTGTTTTGCAACGGGACAATGGTGTAGTTCTTGCACGGGTCGGTATCCGGCAAATCCTCGCCCGACATGATCTTGACATATAGCATGGCACTCCTCCTCGTAAATGGCATCTCTGCCTAAACCGGTGACTGCTATCGGCAGTCAGTCGGCCCACTCAAGGGCGCAACCCGCATAGCGGATCACTTCGTTTGCGGCTTGAGATGCCACCCAAGTTCCCGCCTGATCTGTTCTGGCGTTGGCGGCGGCTGCTTCGATCGCACCCGATCCGTCTGCCACTTGCGTACCTGCTCTTTCGTGGGTTGCATACAACCTCCGAGCGCGTAAACGCAGAAAGCCCCGCTGGTCTAGAGCGAGGCTTTCAAAACGTAGGGGCGAACGAAGCCCCCACACCCCAAATGTACCAAGTAACATGCAGATAGTCAACAGCTTTGTTGCACATTTGCATATGTCCTTAGTCGAACAGCCCACGCTTGCGCATGATCGGCACCAGGGCGTCGAGCGCGTGGGCGAATCGCGTCCCTGCCGGATCGCGCCATACCCTGCTGCCCTGCCGGTTGCGCATTTCGATGCCGATTGCACGCTGCAGCGGCCCGTCGAGCTGGTCAACGCAGAATTCCACGGCCTCCATCTGCTGCGCGTGCAGCCGGCCACAGCTTGCCTCGGTGCTGTCGTCGTACTGGCGGCTGGTGGATGCCTCGCGGCAGTACGGTGCGATGCGTGGCGCTCCGAGCTTCGGGCGGTAGGCGCGGCTCCACTCGTACCACTCCACTAGCAGGAAGTCGGCTTGTTGCAGAATGTCGGCGCGGTTCATGGCTCCTTGCCCTCCAGCTTGCAGACATAGACCTTGCCGCCACTCCTGTGCTTGCCGAGCGCGGCGCAGTCCTCTTCCCACGACATCTTCACAGCCTCACTCCCGAAGCCCACCAGCAGGACGGCCGCTACCAATATGGCGACACAAATAATTATGTTGGCGATCCAATCGATCATTTCTTCCTCCCCTTTTCCCTCTCGAACTTCACAAAATCCGCCGGATCGCGGTAAGCCTGCTGCGGCAATGCCCTGCTTTTCTCCTGCTTGTCTGCTCGCTGCATGGCTGCCTCGGTCAGCAGCTCGGCTTCTTCGCGGGTGAGCTTGCGGCGTTTCATGCGAACCTCCTTCGGTAAGCATCCTCGCTGTAGAACACGCAGTTCGACACCGTGACTCGCTCCGCCTTTTCTACGCGAAGGCAATAGTCCGGATGCGGATTCCTTATGACGAACACGCACTCATCAATCAACAGGTCTGACACGCCGACAATTGCCACCAGCCCATCAACGAAGAATGTCTGGCCTCTAATGACGCCGCCGCGCTTCATTTGCTCGACAAGCCGCTCCTGATCGCTCTTTGGCAATGCGACTATTGGCAGGGCTTGCGCTACGACTGCGGCAGCAGCCAGCCCAGCAAACCCACGAAGGAACCCACGACGATTCATGCAGCCGCCCCAATCTCAATCCGCACCGCGCCAGGCTTTCCCCCGTACTCGCGCCGGATCGTCACCGGATCGAATTGCGCATCGTTGACGCCCAGCGCGTCAGCCACGCCATCCAACGACGGTTTGAGCGCCGCCAGCAGGTTGTCTCGGTCGCGTGCGCGGCGGTCAGGCTGGATAAACGTGACGGTTAGCGGGATCGTGTCGGCGCGCATCAGCGGAACCTTGCAAGCCGCGATCAGCGTGCGCGCCCATGCTGTTTCCCGCGCCTCCTTGCGCAGCTGCGACGTTGACGCCCAATGCGCCCCCTTGCTGCGGTTCGGGTTCAGCTTGGGATCGGGCCATGGAAGGGTTACGGCGATCATTCCCCGCCCTCCGTGAACTCCCATACAGCCATGCCGATTACTGCGGCAAGCAGGGCGAGTGCGATTAGGCCGCCCATTACTCAGCCTCCCCTTCGCGCTCCAACTTCTCGCTGATGGCTTCGCGCAGCCAGTCAACATCGTCCTGAAAAACGAACGCGTAACGCTTCCCGCTCTTGGATCGCTCCCTCACGCGCCGGATTTGCGCCAGCAGCGCCTCGCGTGCGCCAGTGATAACCTCGCCGTCGAGCATCAGCCGGACATCGTGCGTCACCAGTTCGTGCTTCGGTTTCGTCAGCCACGAGTGCAGCCGGTCGATACCGAACCGGATCACGCCGTAGATCGAGCCGACCACCACCACCTTGTAGGCCCAAAAGCCGATCAGCACCCACAGCGCCATTTGCGGCAGGCTTGCGACCATTTCCACCAGCATCTTCAGTTCTTCCATCACTTCCCCTCCATTGTGAGAATCCACACTTCACGCGCCCGCATGTCCTTCGCAGGCTCCCCGCATCCCGGCTCGCTGTTCCAAGCCCGGTAAATCGTCGCGCCACCACTGGCAAAATCCGGATCGCACTCGCATCGACCTAGGCCCATTGCCGCGTATTCCCTATGCTCTGCATCGTCACTGGCGGGGCGTAGGGTGAAGTGCTGGCAAAGGGCGCAGATCATGGTTAGCGCATCTTGTGAACGGTTACACCGGTGATGCCGGCAGGTAGGCTCGGGGCCGACTCCAGGAATCCGCTACCCTTCCCGCCCGTCACCTTGGCGTGGTCAACCTCGGCCTTGGCCGTGTTCACCATCACCTGCGAAAGCTCGGAAATGACCTTCGCGCGCTCAACGTCCATCGAGCCACTTTTCACCGCGTCGATGGTGTCGAACAGAACCGCGCGCAGATCGTCAATCGTTTTCCCCATTTCGTATCCCCTTGTTGATTTGTCGGTTAAGAACCCCTCGGAGCTGGATCAGCGTTGCCACCTCCTTCGGGTATCGGTGCAGCGTGTTGCGCTTCATGTTCTCGGCAAGGCTGATGCACTCCACCTTGTCGAGCGTGATTTCTTCCGGTTCGGTCGTTTTCATCCCCTGCTTGAACACGACAACATGGCCGGCAGGCACAGCGCCGTGCGCCTCGATCCATACCAGCCGGTGAACGGCGACCCATCGACGGGCAGGAGCCATTGCCGGATCGTCGGTCATCTTTCGTTCCAGATACCCATCCTTCGTGATCCGGAGGCTACCGATCGCCACGTAGTTGCGCGCCTCATGCGCCGGCCTGCCCCTCTTGAACTGTGTTGCGCGGCAGGCCTCTTGCACGCCTACGACACCCTTGACGCCCTTGTTCCATGCAGCCTGACCTTTATGGAACCGCGTCGCGCCGCCACGCTTGCCATCCCACCGGCCAGCGGCAGGACTGGCGAGGTATTTCGCGGACTTCTTGAGGCCTAGCGAATTGGCCTTTTGGTACACGGATCGGGCATCGCGTCCGAGAACGGTTGCTACGTCCTCGGTCGAGTAGTTCGCGTAGAGCGAGTGCAGCGTGTCGAGTTGTTCGGCAGTCCACTTCATGCCGCGCCCTTCCGGAAGTCTTGCCAGTCAAACGAGCATACGAAGGCGTTTTCGTGCAGCCGGCTATGCACTCGCCCACCCACGAATTTCGCCAGCCCGTCGAACGGCTGGTTTGTGATGACCACGACCGGCTTTTCCGCGTTGTAGCGGCGGTTGATAACCTCGGTCAGCAGCAGGTTTGCGTTGTCGCTGTCGCGCTTGGCGTCGATCTCGTCAATCACCAGCACATCGAACTGCGCGAACCGCATCAACTCCGTTTCCTCGCTCTTGCCCTCGGTGCGGTAGGCCGCCTGGATTTCACTCACCATCGCCTGCGCGGTCACGTAGCGCACCGACAGGCCGAACTTCTCGATCAGTGATTCGGCCAGTTCGCAGGCCAGCAGGGTCTTGCCGGTGCCGAATTCGCCCATCAGCACAAGTGCAGCCCACTTCGGCCCCTGCGTGATATGGTCGCGGAAGGCCTTGCAGGTGCCGCGCACATGCTTCTGTTCGGGCGTCGTCGCCACGAACCGCTGCCCACGGTACTTTTGCGGGATCGTCGCCACGGTGAACAGGTCGGAGTGGCGCTTCTCTGCCCACTTGACTGCGTATTCGTGCTTCAACTCGGCTTCCAGGCATTGCGGGCAGTACCACGCCATACCCGGGCGAATCGTCACCGCACGCGCGCCATGCTCGGCACAGACGCCCTCAACCGCTTGCAGGCCGGCTGTGAGGCTTGGCAGGAACTCAGTGGCACTCAAAATTCGTACTCCTTGTTCGGGTCGATGACGATTCCTTGCTTGCGCCTGGACGCTTCGGCAGCAGCATTGTCGCCAGAGCGATCAACGCCGGTTAGGTGGAACTTGTCGGACTGCGGAGAGGCGCGGGCAACAGGTAGGGCGCGCTCGTTGCGAACCCACGTGCGCCAAGTGGCCGACCAATCAAGCTTCGTCCCTTCCTTCCCGGGCTTGGCAATCCAGTAGTCACGGAAGTTCGCGGCCACCGTCTGCGGGTTTAGCTCGGGGCGTTCGGCTTGGCAGTACGCGATTTCCTCAGCCGATGGCGACCAGTCAGCAGGCAACCGCGTAGCGCGTTGCGTCTTCTCTGCTTTGACTTCTGGCTTATGGCTTATGGCTAATGGCTTATGGCTAGGTTCACGAAGTTCGCACGATTCTGCTTTTTCCGTGCACGGTTCGTCCACGGTTCGTGCACGGTTCGTGTTCGTGTCGTCCTCGTTGCGTGCCTTGCGTCGGCGCTCACGTTCAACGGCGACCGCACGATTCGTTTCTGCCTGCTGCTTGTAGGCGGCGATTTCTTCCTCGACGCGGTTCTGCACGTAGCGGCCATCCACTTCGGTAAAGAACTCGTCCAGCACGGCGACTACAGCGCCCTTCTCGTCCTCGGTGCGCGCCCTGGCGAAGCGGATCGCCTCGGTCAGCGTCAGCGCCTGCTCGCGGTCGTAGTAAGCGTCCAGAATCAGGTTAAACACGCCATGTTCGAGCGGCGACAGGTGGCCGGCCTTCTTTGCGTAGTCCCCAAGGTGGCGCTTATAGAAGTTCATGCGCGCTCCCTTGCTGCAATGCGCTCGTCCTCTGCCTCGACCATTGCGAGCATATCGAGGCGGCGAAGAAATGCCACGTCGTCGTACGGGTCGCACCAGCGACGGACGAGTTCTTGAGCGTCGCGGTAGTTCATGCGGAAGAATTCGCGCTTGTCGCTGACGCGGAAGGCCGCCATTTCTGCGTGCATCTGGCGCTCGACCCATGACGGATCGGGGCAGCCAAACCATGCCAGCAGGTCGAATGGAAGCGGGCAGGAAGTTGGGTATGAGAGTTCCGCGAGGCGCTGCTTAGGATGGCGCATCGAATATCCGATCTTCACCAGGCCCGGCATGGCGTCGTTCTCAAGCAGGTAAACAAATCCGTGCGCCATCCGTCAATACTCCCCACCGTCAAGCAACCCCTTAGCCATCAGCCGCACATGCGTCACCTTCACGGCCATGCGGAACAGGTCGAGCATCGTTTCTTGGGTCATTCCTGCGGGACGCGGTGCGCGGCCATCCAGTACGTCATGGCAGGCATGACAGCCGTATGCGGCAGCGGTATCGGGCGCTTTCAGGCCCATGCCCTTGCCGTCCGCGAGCGCGTTGGAGTGGCACAGTACGGTGGTGTCGGTGCGGTGGTTGCACACGCCAGGGAATCGGAGCGTGCATTCCTCGCCCTTCGCGCTCTTGCGAATCGGCGTGGACTTCGGGCGCGAGGATTTCAGCACGGAGCGGCGAGACAGCCCCTTGGATCGCGTCAGGATGGCCGTGCGCTTCATGGCTCAACCTCGACCGCAAGCCAGGCAAACGAGAACTTGACGCCCAAGCGCATCATCAGCAGCGCGAATTCGTAGGCCTCAGCTTGTTCGGCGTGGTATTTCTGCTGCGCGGTCATGCCGGAACCTCGACAGGCACGTTCTGGCGGTTCAGCAGCCCGCGCAGATGCTCATGCGCTGCGTGGCGGGCGTGGTAGTTCGGCGCGTTGTGCCATGCGTCCAGCGCGGTCATAAGCTGGCACGCGGAGAGAATGTCGTGCGTCTCGCTCTCAGTCACGGTCGGACTTGCGGCGATGGCGCGCAGGCGCTGGATGCGGGATTGGAGGCCGGTCATGGTTGGGCCTCGGGGATGGAGCGCATCTTTGCCAGTTCGGCGCGGGCGCGATCCAAACGAAGCGCGACACAAGCGACAGCATTCGCCTCGCGTTCTATCAAGTACGCGCGCGCCGCCTCCCATGAGTCATGGTACTGGCGCCAGTCCGCCATCTTGGCTTCGCGCCGCACACCGCCGAAGTGGGTTTTAACGAAAACGGAGGCGTCAGTCTCGCGCTCGCACTCAACGACCTCGATCGCATCGCCCGGGAAGTGGTGCTTCGACGTGCGGTACTTGATGACCGTCATGCCATCACCCCGCACGCGCCACTCAGCGCCTTGAAGCCGAATCCCTCGGCACGCACCGACCACGCCGGCACATCGGCACGCACCACGCGGCGCGGCGACTTGTACGGCGGGCGGGTGAGCATGTTGATCTGCGAGCTGGTCGCGATCTGGCCGACGTACTTCGGAGCCGGTTCCGCTGCGTTCATGTCCACGCGGCCAGCCATGTAAGCCTTGGCGAACTCGGTCAGCATCACGCGGTCGCCGTCCATCTGGAACCAGCCGGCCTCAACGCGGCGCTCGATCGCATAACGCCTTTTCGCCATGCTGCCCAAGCCAAGATCGACCTTCGTGCAGATATCCGCAATCGTCATCGCGCCGTGGCGCATCAGGAGCGCGGCGACTTTGTAGGCGGCGGTGCTTTCGCTCGGTGCTTTCGCGTTCATTTGTCATCCCTCTTGCTTTGGTAGTTGTCCACCGCTTCCTCAAGCTTTCGCTTTGCGTGAAGCTCCTTGTTCTTGGCTTCGGCCTTGGCTTTCGCGTCTCTGGCGGCGATGCGCGCTTTCTGCTTTTCGCGCCACGAACAGGCCTGTTCCACAACTTTGTCTCTCTCGTCCATTCACTCCCCCATCAAAGCCGCAGCGGTACGGTCTGGAACACGCGGCGCGACGGCAGGGCCATGAAGTGGCCCACCTTGGGCCTTCCGTTCCTCGGCGCAATGCCGGTACGATTCGTCCGGTGAATCAGGCCTTTGACCAGCTCGCGGATCGCACGGCTCTGCGAGATATCAGCGGCCTTGCAGTGGCTTTCCAGCGCAAGGAACTCGTCGGGGCCGAGGAAGGTCTTGACTACGATGTCGCGTTTGCTTTGGTTCATTTTTGTATCTCCTATGTGTGGTGCAGGAAGGGGACTTACGGGTCGATTTGCTGCTATGCCTTGGGCCGACGACGCTTGCCGCGCCGGTCGTTGCCGAATACGTCGGGCCGCGCCAGCTTGAGGAACATCAAGCGCGACTCGGGAATGCCGTTTTTGATCCATTGGGATACCGCGCCCTGAGTGATGTTGCATAACTCGGCTGTCTTGGCGGTTCCGCCTATGAGGCGAATGATTTCTTTAGCGTCCATAGTTCCGAAGCTTAGCAGACTAAGGATGCCGACACAAGCACACTAAGGAAGAAAATGTTTAGAGTCCTAAGCATGAATGCTCTTGCACAACGTTTAACGGAAGTAATGCGCGAGTTGGGCCTAGAGCGGCCTAAGGATTTGGCGGATTTTTGCGGGGTGTCTGATGGGCTGGTCGCCCAATGGTTCTCAGGTCAGACGAAGCTAGGCCCGAAGCCGCTTAAGGCGTTCGCGCGCACAAAGTTCAGCCTCGACTGGATCACGGAGGGGCGCGGGCCGAAGTATCGGGACGACAATCAGGAGCGCCAGGTGACGACCGAAAAACAACAAGGACGAACGGTTTTGTCTGACCTCAAGTGGTGGGTGACCATTGAGGAATATCAGCTTCTTGAGCTGTACAGGGATACGGACGGCGAAGGCCGACAAACGATCATGACCGTCGCGGCCAACATGCCGAAGGCGTCATCTTCGCCGGCCACCCGAGCTAACGAGGCGTAGCGACAGCGGTTTCGCGGGGAATTGCTTGGCCTGCGCCTCGATGATGCGCAGACACTCGGCCCGCCTGCGCGAATCCATTGCAAGGTAGGCCGCCACCAGTCGCTCTATCTCTTTCATGATTCCCCGACTATTACATTTGCCGCAGAGAAACCAATTTACGCTGTTCACCATGCCCGCGCATCGTAAATTTTGTATCTTAAAGTAACGCGTTTGTTGGTCAAATCTCACAGTTATAGCAGCAGTTGTTTGGTGACAGTTTCACGCGATACGGCACGCGCCGATTGCCGGTCTTAAAGGGAGTCAGGTATGAGGATTTTGATTGCTATTGTGCTGGCCGCTGGCGCCGGCTCCGCGCTCGCTCAGGTGCAGGTGCAGGGCCACTTGCGCAAGGATGGCACATACGTAATGCCGCATTACAGGTCTGCGCCGGATAACACGCAGCAGAACAACTACTCGACGCAGGGCAACGTGAACCCATTCACAGGGCAGCCAGGCACGATCCAGCCGGCGCCGAAATACGACCAGCCGACATACCAGCCGATGAAGCCGCAGCCCGCGCCTTCATATCAGGACTACACCAAGCCACCGGAGCAGCACGCGCCGCAGCAGCGCAGCTCCACCTACCAGCAGCCGAAGGCGCAATGGTAAGTTAGTCCCACCCTTTGCACGACCAGCCCCGCGAGTCGGGGCTTTTTTGCGTCTGCGCACTTCGGTGCGTATTTTTTTGCACAAAAAGTTTAGCACGCTGTCGGAAAGTGCTTGCAAACCTTAGCCGACTGGTTTAGGATACTAAACATCAGCACACCAAACAGCGGAGACAGAAAATGACCCACGACGAAGAACAGCGCGACGAATTCATAGCCCAACGCGCCACTGTGCGCCAGGTCGAACTGCGCGCCAAGCTGGTATCCGGCGACAAGCGAGAAGTCAGCACGGTTGACGACTACATCGGCGGGAACCTGCTGCACGAAAACGAACATTTCTCGGCGCTGATCGTCTCCACCGCGCAGGGCAACAACGCCTTCGCCGCGCTGATGGAGCAGGCCATTGCCGCGATTGCCGAGTGCCGCGCGCTCAAGGATGCGGAGCAGGCCGAGCAAGACCGCGCCCAAGACACCGCCGAATACCGCTTCGAGTCGATGCGCGAAGTTCGTCGGATGCCGATGTACCACTAAGCAGGACGTTGGCGCTGATGGCCTGCGTTAAATCCTCAGCAGACCCTGAGTCGGGCGACAAATAGACGGCCAGCCGGAGCCTATCTTGCCGTAGCCCCTACGTAGCGCGGGACAGCCGGAGAGACGGCAACCAAGCGGGGCAGCGGATTCGGCGCTGGATACACAGGCCGCTGCACCACAAACCCGAAGCGAGGCCGCTCTAATAGCCCGATCCGGTGAGAGGCCGGAACCTAACAACGACAGGGAGAAGATGATGAGTGAGATTCAGTTGAACATTGGCGAGCCGCGCCGCGAATGGATGGTGGCTACCGATGGCAAATCGTGGGGCGTCCAGGTTGTCGCATGGTCGCGCGATGGCGATGTATGGGGCTGGAACGTCTATGCACTGATCTACGAACAGCATCCCCTGCACAAAGACGTTGACGCGGCGCTCAACCTGCACTTTCACGGTGGCCCGACATACGACAAGCGCATCGTGACTTCGCCGGCACAGGGCATCCGCTACGACTGGCAGCGCGAATCCAACACGCTCAAGGTGGGCAGCGACTACAGGCACTCCGGCGACGAATACATGGCAGCAGCCAACCCGAAAGACGGCATCCCCATGAACGTGCAGTACGACGCGCTCCAACTGGCGCGCCAACTGTCCGCAGCGAGCGCCGCATGACCCGCTTCCTTTTCGGTCGTCCTGGCGACTTCTTCGACCGCCACCAGGCCGCGCTGCTGATCGCCCTGTTCGCGCTGATCGGCACCTCGGAATGGCTGGCAACGACGCTTGCGGGGATGCTGCCATGAGCCGCCTGATCGCAGCACTCGCCGTTACATGGGTGGTCGCTACTTTGTGGCTGGCTTTCGGGACGAATGTCCTGCTGGGTGCCGCATGAAGCGCGCCCTGTTCCAAATGGCCTTCGGCATCGCCCTCGCACTCGCCTACGTGTACGCCCTCGGCGTGCAGCAGGTAGCAGACGACGCGACCGTGATGCAGCGCGAGGCAGACCGCCAGGCGCAGATCGAAACGGCGACCCGCTGGCGCGAGCTGGATGCGACGGGCAGGTACATGACCAACTACGAAGGGATATCGAATGGACACTGACCGCGAACTGCTGGAACTGGCTGCGAAGGCTATCGGCGGGGAGTTCTCGCCGGGCACAACAAGAAAGCGTGTCGGCCCTACTTGGGACGCGTGGGAGTGGGCTGGTCCGATTGGCATTAAAAAGGGTTCCCAGATCCATTATCCACTGACGAACTACGCCGACGCTTTTCGCATGGCGAGCGCGCTGGGGCTCACTGTTGAATTCGGCAACAACATGGTGATCCATCCGAGCGAGGTTATTGGCGAAGGAGCCGACCCGCTCGCCGCCACCTGCTGCGCCATCGTTCTCGCCGCCGCAGCCATCGGAAAGGCCATGCCATGACCCTCTACCGCAAATACCGCACCCGCAGCGGCTGGAAGCGCGCCATTGATGTGCTGCGCGACTGGCTGCGAGTGAGCCGCACTGTTTAAGTAGTACCAACCCAACGCCGGCATAGTCTCGGCAGAAAGGCAGAAAATGAGTACCGCACTCGTAGTGCAGCAGGCGTCCAAGCTGGCCGGCCTGTTCAACATCCCCGAATCGGGCGACCTGGTGAACGTTCTCAAGGCGACCGCGTTCAAGGGACAAGTCTCCGATGCGCAGATGAGCGCCCTGCTGATCGTGGCGAACCAATACCGCCTGAATCCGTGGACGAAGGAAATCTACGCCTTCCCCGACCAGAATAACGGCATTGTGCCGGTGGTGGGCGTGGATGGCTGGTCGCGCATCATCAACGAAAACGCCATGTTCGACGGCATGGACTTCGAGCAGGATGAGGAATCCTGCACTTGCATCATCTACCGCAAGGATCGTTCGCACCCGATCAAAGTTACCGAGTACCTGAGCGAGTGCAAGCGCGGCGTCAAGCCATGGCAGACCCACCCGAAACGGATGCTGCGCCACAAGGCCATGATCCAGTGCGCCCGCCTCGCGTTCGGCTATGTCGGCATCTACGACCAAGACGAAGCCGAGCGTATCGTTGACGTGAACGACAAGCCTAGCCCGATGAACGGCGCGGGCGTGGCGGCGCAAGCGCAGGCCGAATACGTGCTGGACTCCGAGCGCCGCGAAAAGCTGCTGGCCGACCTGCTGGCGAAGGCCGACGAAGGCACCGAGCCGCTGCAAGATGCATGGATGGCGCTGGCAAAGCATGAGCGCGTGGCCCTGCAAGGCGAACTCCAGGCGCTGAAAGATCGCGCAGCGGGAGTGATCGATGCATGAACAGCGCACAGAGCTGTGGCACGCGGATCGGTGCGGACACGCTACGGCGTCGTGCTTCGCGGATATCCTCGCCATCGGCAAAACGGGTAAGCCACTCAAGGCCCGCGATGACCTCTTGATGCGCCTTGTCACGGAGCGCCTGACCGGCCAGCAGGAATCCGGCCTCGACTCGTTCTCGATGAAATGGGGCCGCGATGTCGAACCGTTCGCCCGTACCGCGTTCGAGGCTGAGACTGGCCTGATCGTGACCGAATCGCCGTTCGTGCGCCACGCGAAAATTCAATGGGTCGGATGCTCGCCGGATGGCCTGATCGGTGAGAAGGCCGGCTACGAGTCGAAATGTCCGAAGAACTCGGCAGTTCACCTCGAAACGATCCGCAGCGGTATGCCGGTCGAGCATACGGCACAGGTTCAGGGCTGCATGTGGGTGACGGGCCGCGAATCGTGGTGGTTCGTGAGCTATGACCCGAGGATGCCGGAACACCTCCGTATCTACATCGAGCAGGTCAAGCGAGATCAGGACTACATCAACAACCTCGAAAAGCAGGTCGTCGCCTTCCTCGCGGAAGTGGCCGAGCAAGTCGAATCATTCAACCGAAAGGCAGCATAACCATGGCATCCGTGAACAAAGTAATCATCGTCGGCAACCTTGGCCGCGACCCCGAAGTGCGCTACCTGCCGAGCGGCGACGCAATCGCCAACATCGCCGTGGCGACCTCGTACAAGTCGAAGGACAAGAACACGGGCGAGCAGAAGGAGCAGACCGAATGGCACCGCATTAGCCTCTTCGGCAAGCTCGCGGAAATCGTCGGCCAGTACCTCAAGAAAGGCTCGTCGGTTTACGTCGAGGGCCGGCTGCAAACGCGCAAGTACACCGACAAGGACGGCATCGAGCGTTACGCGACCGAGATTGTCGCTGAGAACATGCAAATGCTCGGCGGGCGTCAAGGCGGCGAAACGGGCGAGGCACCGACCCGCCAGGCGCCAGCGCAGCAGCCGAAGCCCGCGCCGAACTTCTCTGACATGGACGACGACATTCCTTTCTGACATGACCGAAATCGTCCTGACCAAGATCGCCAGCGGCGCGCTAATCCCCGCCGACCCGCAAGCCGCCGAGTTCATCGCCAAGATCAAGCTCGGCGGCGCGGTGAAAGCGAAGGTGACGCGGCAGCGGAATCCGGCCTTCCACCGCAAGATGTTCGCGCTCCTGAATCTCGGTTTCGAGGCATGGGAGCCGCAGGGCAAGGAATACAAGGGCGAGCCGGTAGCAAAGAACTTCGAGCAGTTCCGCAACGATGTGACTGTGCTGGCCGGCTACTACGACACCGCAATCACGCTCAAGGGCGAGACGCGGCTCACGGCGAAGTCAATCAGCTTCGGCGCGATGGACGAGGATGAATTCGGGAAGCTGTACAACGAAGTGGTCAATGTGCTGCTGGCGCGAGTTCTGACGCGCTACACGCGGGACGACCTGGACGAAGTGATAGAGCGCCTGATGGCGTTCACATAGGGAGACTGAAATGGACAACAACGAAAAGATGATCGCCGCCCTGCAAAGCGAGATCGGCAAGAGCGCGATGGAAAAAGGCGAGCTGCTGGTGCTGGCTGGCCGCCTGCTGAACGAGCTGCGCCAGCCGAGCGCCAACCGTGACGTCCTGATTGCTGAGGCATCCGCTGTGCTGGATAAGGTGGTGCAAGGCGGAGAAGTGGCGCCGCCGTTGCTGACGATCGCGGGCAGCGTGTGCGAGATCGGCGATCTGGAAGGCGAAGGCGGCCAGCGCGGCGTCCTCGTCAAGCGCGGCGAAGGCGACTTCGTGACCGTCAAGGGCCTGTCGATGGACGAAGTGCGCGAGCTGGTGCCACTGTTTTGCGAGGGGCTAGTCGCTATCAGCTTCGCACCCGCGCCAGTCGCCACCAAGAAGGAGCAGAGCTAAATGAGCCGCACGACAATTCAAGCCGTATGGCCAGGCGAGCGCCACGAAAACATCGAAGAACTCCGCAACTCGCACGGTAGCGCGCCGGTAGTCTGGAATCAGATGGCGGTAGCGCACCTCGGATTGGAGCCGTTCCACTACTCGTTCCATGACGCGAAGCTGTGGCCACTGTGGAAGCGCATGGATATTCCGAAGCACCAGCGCGCCGTGCTGACGATCACCTACGACAACGCCTACATTGCCAAGGCCAACTTTAAGCGCGCAGCCTCGGACATCAGGGCTTTCCTCAACGACTTCCCGCAATCGTGCGAGTACATCAATCACTGGCCTCGCATCGTGGATTTCCTTGAATCCGATCCCGACTATCCGGCGGTAGCTTTCTGGTGGACTTCGGTGTGCTGCGACCCACTGCGAGGCGAATACGACGAAGAACTGGGTGACTACGGCGATTTCGAGTGGGGACGTCTGTGGGAAGTGTACGAGGCGCTCGACAACCTAGACAAGCCGGAATCTCGGGCCGACCAAAACAAATAACCAGGACACCCACCATGACTGACAAAGAACCGAAAAAAATCACCATCCTCAACCGCTACAGTGGCGCAGAGATTTTCAGCATTGAGGGCGAAGATGCGACCGTCGCCAAGGCGCTGCTGGAAGCCATTAAGAGCGGCGCGAACCTGTACGGCGCGAACCTGTACGGCGCGAACCTGTACGGCGCGAACCTGTACGGCACGGACCTGTACGGCACGGACCTGTACGGCGCGAACCTGTACGGCGCGGACCTGCGCGGCGCGAACCTGCGCGGCACGAACCTGTGCGGCACGAACCTGTGCGGCGCGAACCTGCGCGGCGCGAACCTGTACGGCGCGAACCTGTACGGCACGGACCTGTACGGCGCGAACCTGTACGGCGCGAACCTGCGCGGCGCGAAGATCGACGGTGAGGAAATCAAGATCGCCCCGCTGTGCATCGCTGGCCTGCACTGGTGGGTACTCATCACCGACTCGTACATGCGCATCGGCTGCCAGCGCCACAGTCACGCCGAATGGGCTGCTTTCGGCAACACACAGATCGCGGAAATGGACGGCAAAGCCGCCGAGTTCTGGGCTACGTGGAAAGCGCCTCTCATGGCGATGTGCGAGCAGCACGCTAACAAAGCGAAGGAATCCAAATGACTGACAAAGAACAGATTGAGCAACGCGCAGCTTTTGAAGCGTTCGCGCAGAAGAACTACATGGATTTGCAGCGAGCTGACGGCGGACAATTGCACTACATCAGCCACGTTACTCGCAATGCGTGGCTCGCATGGCAATCGGCCATCGCCGCTCGCACCACCCCTGTTAGCCCGACACAGCCGTCCGAGCTGTCGAAGCAGTTGCGCGTATGGGGAACGACGCGCGCAATGGCCGCCCACTATGCTGACCTTATGACGCGCGCCGCTGACGAAATCGACCGCCTGAACGCCGCATCTCTCGCCGGCACGCAGTACGACAAGGCCGAGGAAATCCTGTCGCTGCACCGCCAGCTTGCCGCCGAACGACTGCGCGCAGATCAGGGCTGGGAGCGGTACGAATCGGCCAATGCTGACCGCAACGCACTTCGCGCCGCATCGGTCGGGGCGCAGGCAGCGGGGGATGCGCAAGAGCAGATCGACGCAGCTATCCGACACTTAAAAAAATTCAACCTCAGCAAAAACGACGCGCATGTTGGCGCTGCGTTCATTTGCCTCACTCAGATACGCGCCGAGACAATCGTCCATTCAAGGACTTCTAAAGAGGCTGCACCCGCTGGTGTGGATGCTGACGCGATGACCCGCCTGCGTCGCGTGCTGGGCCTGCTCGACATCGCCGCCCCGTTCCCCGAGGACGACACCAAGCTGCACGAAGCCATGTTCTCGCTGCTGGGTATGGTGGCGCGAAACATCGAAACCTTGAAGGCTACCATCGCGCACAAGGAGGCTGTGATTCAAGAACTGAGTTTCGCGCCCGCTGGCGTGGACAGGGATGCGGCGGATTGCTTGCAAACGCTGGTCAATCTATACGTGATGAATCAAGGCACGGCCTACGAATACATCTCGTGCATCACGCCGAAACACGCCGTGAGCATGACGGCACGCGAGCGCGCTACGTCCGAGTGCTGGTCGGCATGGGATCGCGCGTGCGCTGTGCTGGCCGCCCTCAAATCCCGCCCCACCCCTGAGCGTAGCGACGTACCAGCAGCGCCTGATGTCGGCGCTCTCCAGCGTGAGATCCAGCATTGGAAGAATGTGGCTCATGCAGCAGCGCAAGCGGTGCCGGAAGGGTTCATGCTGGTGCCGAAGCGCGCCACTCCTGAAATGCTATTTGCGGCCTTGGGCTGGCGCGAAACTGATCCGCGAGATGGGCTGGCGCGCGAGTTCGATATGTTCGACCGCATTTACCACTCCATGGTCGCCGCCACCCCTGCCGCTGTACCCGACGAGCGTGGCGAGAAGGGAGGTGCATAACATGAGCTGCAAAGATACAGGAGTGTGCAAGTCGGCAGCGGCGTGCTTCCTCGGTGGCTGCATTTACGAGCGCCGCACCGCAGAAGCGCAAGCGGCTGACGTTGGCGAGCTGCCGCCGCTGCCAGTCAGGATGCCGAGCTATGACAAGGACGGGAAGCAGACGAAGGCCGGCTACACCGCCGACCAAATGCGCGACTACGCACGCGCCGCCCTGAAAGGACAACCGAAATGAGCAAGGACATCGAGCGCGACCCATACGCGGAAGGGATGGACGCAGCACACAAGGGCGGCATGGCGGCACAGTGCCCATACGACTACAGCAGCGCGGACGGTCAGGAATGGCTACGGGGCTTTGAAGATGGCGGGGGCGAGGAATGAGCAAGGACATCAAACCATTGAGTGAGCGTCTCCGAGCTGGTGTAGAAGCTGCGCCGTGGGTATGCGAAGAAGTCAGCCGCATGGAGGCCGATGTCGCCAACCTTCGCGCCCGTGTCGCTGACCAGCAGGCCACCATCGACCGCCTGATGCTGGAATACTGCCCATCCGAAATGTCGGCAGAGCAGATGGAGGAATGGGGCAAGCACCAGCGCCGGGCCACCCATACGGCAGGGCCAGTAGCGTTGACGGAGGGGCAGATCGAAGAAATATGGGCGGGAATCCCGGCGCATGGGTCGCTGAAAGACATCAGGCACGCGTTCGCCCGCGCCATCGAGCAGCACCTTCGCGCGGCACCCCAAGGGCATACGGAGAGTATCGAAACGAATGAGTTTGCCGACCTCATCACCGATCTGCACGACGCCCATGCTGAGGTTAATCCGGCTCATAGTAAGAAGGCATGGCGGGCACTCATCGCCCACATCAACACCAAGCTGGCCGCTGCACATGCCGCAGGTCGCGGTGCCGCTGTGCGGGATTACATCGACAACGGCGCACCCGAACAGCGTGAGGGGAGTTCGCTTGCGAACAATCCCCAAGCCGCGCAAGGCGAGGGGCTGACGGAGGCGCTGGACAGTTTGCGCAAGGTCAAGCAGTGGATATCGCGCGAAGTCCCGATAGGAACGACTGGCACGCTCCCCAAGCTGCGCCAACTCAACGCCGCTATCGAAGCCATCGCCGCCCACACAGCGACCAAGCGAAGCGCGGAAGATACCCGCGCATCCAGTGACTCGCAAGAGGCACAATCGGGGCTGGATGGGGAGCGCCTGGACTTCACCGAAGCGCAGATTTCCGCCGCTGGCCGCGTATTGGCTGACCGTAGCGCCGCCGCTTGCGGAGTGGACAAGGGCGACAATTGGGCGATCTACGGCAACGAGTTCATTGAGGAAGCTCGCCTTGCTATCGACGCCGCTATCGCAGCCAAAGCCCCTTCCGTGGGCGCGCAAGGGGAGGCGAAGTGAGCGACGACAACAAGGTAGTTTTCCTCGCGTTCCGCAACGACACGCCAACCGACACGCAAGAGGTTCTGTCGTGCAGCACCTGCAAGAACAAAACGTGGTTGGCGCGCTACTTCCCGAACGCCAACTTCCCGACGATGGTTTGCGCGGCGTGCGGCCAGCACCACGGCAAATTCGGATGGATTAACGATGATGAGACATAACCCCATGACCCCCACCCCACTACAGCAAGACGACATCGAAGGGCTGCGCAAACTGGCGGAAGCGGCAGGCGGCGACGCATGGGAAGCCAATGCCGCTTTTGAGGCTGACGTATGGGCCGCAGATGGCGATCAGGTGTGCCGTACAT